GATTTGTTGAAATCTACCTGTCAGTTACGGAAGCTTTATCCGTCAAATCACTAGTAATGGTGAACTCAAAGCGAGCGGCTGATGCGCTGAATTTAAGCATTGGTGAATTTAAAGAGGTTGTTGCGAAAGTGCAACACCCAATTGTTCGTCGGCTGATGAAGGAGTTTGAGATCTCTTTCAGAAAGTCATACAGGTCTTGCGATCCTGTTCGTTTCGGAAAAATCTCACTTTCTCTTGCCATTCCTGTCTCGAGTCTCTTAATTGAGATCTGGGCCAAGAAGGACAATAGAAAATTGCAGAAGGCAATTTCCTCGTTCATTGAGGGATTGGTTTTCTTGCAAGGGCTGGATGGGAGAGTGGATCAGGACTTGGATTTAATCAAGTACGATTCTGCTCGTCTTTTCCAGTTGGCGGTCAACGACGTGGATGAAGAGACTGGTCATAGTCTTCTTCCACTGTCATCTTCCCTTCAAGGGTTGGCCAGGACGTGGGTGTTTGGAGGTGAGCTTTTGCGGCTTATCAAGAGAAAAGTAAAGCAGTGCCAAGGAGGAGACTCCAAGGCTCAGCGATTCTTTTCTTCCTATCTTCTTTCAAAGAGAGGATGGCCCCAACTGTCGAGTTCGAAATTGTATGATTCTGTTAATGATCATCAGAAATATCTTTCGAAAACTCCAGTTGCGGTTGATGAGGCGCTTCTTGACCAAGTGCGTAGAACAGTGAAAACTGCTCTTCGTAACGTTGTAATCAAGAAACTCACACCTTCTAAGAATGCTTCTTATTCCTCATCGAGGAAGAAGGGAGGAGCGTTCGCGGAGGTTGTGCGGGAGACGCCGGTTCCGGAGGAAATGGAAACTTCGTCGGTCTGGGGTTATAATCACCAGATTGCGGGGTGGAAGCGGATGCTGTTTGACGATTTGTCACAGCGGATGCGTGATTCTCCGAGAGAAATAGATGCCTACGCGGTTCGGGTTCAAGTGATTCCCGAGCCCGGCAAATACCGGATCATTACGGCGGGTGATGCAGATTTGTATACCTACCTTCAGCCTCTTCAGGGTTCGTTGCTTGATAACTGGAAACAGAATAAAGCATCAACTATGAATGATGGATGGGAGGAGGAAGTGCAGTCGTGGTACATCCCCTGTGGTTGGGTATGGAACTCTGGAGACTACAAAGCAGCGACTGATCAGTTGAACATCAATTCGACTCTTGCAGCCTGGGAGACTATTAAGGAAGTTTACGGACTTCCCAAGGAGTTTATCTCAGGGTTGGAGGGATCGTGGGTGGAATACTCGGTCCGTGATCGTGCAGCGTGGACTCCTGAAGTGAGTGTGTTGGAGTCAAGAATTTGGCAACGAAATGGTCAGCTCATGGGCCATCCTCTTTCGTTTCCCATTCTTTGCTGGGTGAATTTGGCTGCATTATTTGCAGCATTGCGGATTGGTGTTTCTACAGGATTGATAACTGCGGAAGAGAGGAGGGTGATAATCTCTATGACGAAAGTCAATGGAGATGACATTCTCTTTCCTTGTCCAAAGAAGTTCTGTAAGCTCTGGGAAGAGACTACCTCAAAGGTGGGGCTTCAACTATCCATCGGAAAGTCATATGCTTCATCATCGTTTGCGATGGTGAATAATGTGATGTTTCGTATGTTTGATGTGGAGGCTCATGCCAGAGGCGCTCGTAATTCCCGAATTGGTTATTTGAATCAGAAATTGATTCTTAACTATTCTTTGAAGAGTGGAGAAGCTAGTCAGACACCACTTGAAGTGGGAGTGGCAGTGCAGAAAATGATGGAGATTTGCCCTGAAGCAAGGAGTTTTCAACTCGACGTGAGGCGGAACCGAACTGGTTTCCCATTTGTTGTGCGAGAGAAGGGAGTGAACAGACCTGTTCTTCCAAACTTATATGTCTCTTCTTATCTTGGTGGCTTGGGTATTGATCCTAAGTACTGTGATGGAGAATTGAGATATTCAGCGATAGATCGTAAGATCGCTGGAAGTTTGTTGGATGGAACATTGAATTCATTCCTTTTTGCTAATGGTATTCCTGAGCGAGGTCCCTTAAAAAGGATGCTCAATCGATTGCCAAAAGTGGTACTCGACACACAAATTGAGAATGAAGCTGAAAAGCTGGATCTCTACGTAGTGCGAAAATTGGTGGGTGATGAGGGTAAGAGTTACAAGACGCTTGTTGGTTCCTTAACAGAATTTCAAGCGCCTGTGTTGAAGGAGGCAAAGGTCATTGCAATTGAAAGTATCGCAAGCTCAAAGAAAGCTACGAAGACTCAATTGCTGATGAGACCATTCCCCCTCTTTCCGGTTGTTCCACAAATCGGAGGAGGAAATCGGTACTCTTACAAAAGAAAAGAGAGGTTGCCAACAGTGAAGAAAACCCTGGTTCCGCGAATAAGATTCGCAGCCGGTGGAGGAGTAATCATTGATTGATGACAGCAATGGGGTTCAACACTCTAAACTATCCAAATTGGTTGTTGCGGAAACGCAATGTAGTAGTCGTAAATGATGAAAACTTTCCAAGCCAAGCTGACTCTGAGCCCACTGATAAAGGGTTCGGCGGAAGGCGTAGTGCCAAGAGACTGCACGGATAGGCAAGTGTGATGAGGGAATTCCCGCAGACTGAGTAGCGCATATACTTAATTGATAATGCAAACTCACAGCGTGTAGTTTCCGAGGATTGCGGATGTTGCTTTGTCTAAATCACGACGTTAAACTGATGTTCGATCATGAATGCGACACTGCTGGACCAACTATTTTTGTTAGAGATGACATTGTAGTTGTGTGTAGTGGTTGCGGAAAGCGGCAGATGTAACACATCATGCTTGTGGTGTTGGATGAACAGTCCCTCTAGTGGATGAGAGGCGGCCCAGATGACATCCACATTGACAGCAAAACAGATGAAGCAGCTTGTTCGCCAGCTTCAGCCTGCCCAAAAACAAGCGACTAAGAACAACAAGCCGAAAGCAAAGTCCCGTCGAGGGAGAAAGCTTCGGAATGCTGGAAGTGCCCGGTCCATGCGGTCGGTGGGAAATAGATCATCCCTTGGCACATTTGGTGATAAGACTCGTGTGGTCTCATCTGTTGGTCATATGCCAGCGGCGTGGGATAACGTGAGAGGAAACTCTACTTGGAGTGAGGTGGAGGGAAAGGTGATTCATCCTAGAGAAGGCCCAGGCATCGCGATTTGCGGATGTCAGCCATTCTCTGATGTGAATACAGCGGCGGCGGCTAGTGATTTCTTTACTGCGAGTACTTTGGCGACAATGTACACAGGATTGAATACCATTGGTCTTTCTCCGGATGCTTTGAATGGACCGTTGGCTGCTCAGGCTAACCTTCATCAGAAGTATGTGTTTACTGATGTGATGTTAGAGTACACCTCGAATGTTGCTACATCGCAAGCGGGATCGTTTGCTTTGTCGTACATTCAGGATGGTGCGAATGTCAACCCTCCTACCAACTTTTCTGAAGCGCGTCAGATTGTTCCGAGTTTGACTGCAAATTTCAGGTCAGATACCGTGTATCTCCACATTCATTATGATGGAGATGAGGTGTACTGGACCGAGAATGAAACTGCGACCCTTGCGGGAAGAAGGCAGACCTTTCAAGGTATCATTCATGGTTTTCCTTCTGCAAATACTCTTGGAGTTTTGTCGATGGGATATCTGAATGTGTACTATCGAATTGAATTGTACCAAAGTGTCAATTCTCAGGGTTTTACCTTTCTCCGTGGGAACACTGGTGAACTTCCTTTGATGAAGCAACTCGCAAGAATTGTGAATCTGAGGGAGCCCGGTGTTTCACTGCAAAGAGTGTTGCGGGAATTTGCGGAGGAGCTTGATGATTCCGACGATGGAGTAATCTCTGAAAGATCTCACCAATCGAAGCGAACTTGGAGTTCGAAATGAAACGTACTAGCTAGTGCGATAGCCTGAGAGGCTCATACTGG